TTTCAGCAGCCTGGCTTTGTCGGGGTCGTTGGCGAGCATCATCATTTGCTGAGTGATGTTCCAGGACTCCTTGGACCAGGGGTTGGCTTGGCCGGGAAGTGAGGTGGCTCGGGCACTACCTGAGACACCCATGCCGGCGCGGTTCGTGGCTGCAAAATGGTGCTCGTAACCGCTGCCGGGGTTTTTTAGGTTGGCAATGTACTCACCAACTGGAACTTCGACACCGCCGACAACAGCCACAGGCTGACCATCTTTGGCGCGAAGTTGCTCCTGCAGTAAACGATACAGCTGATCGGGCGCTAATGCACCGGCTTGAGACAACTGGGCGATAGCCGCAGATTTGAGTTGTTCCTGCGTAAAACCTTGTTTGATCTGATCCACTTCGGATTCTTTGATGCTGAGCTGTTGCTTTAATTCGGCAACAGTTTGCTGCGCTTCTTCCCAGAGCGTTTTGTACTCGCCGGATTCGGCCAGTTTTTCGGTTTTGGCAGCTTCCTGTGCCAGGCGGATTTCTTCCAGTTGTTTTTGCAGGGCTTCGCGGTTTTCGCGGTCCTTGCGGCGCTCAGCAATCAATTCTTGGTTCTTCGCACGAAGGGCTTCGAGTTGGGTCGCCAGATCGGAGCTGTCAGCCACAGGCTGAGGGGCAACAGGCTCCACGGGAGTCACTGGTGCTTGCTGTTCTTCAGGCACGATGATGTGTTACACGGACTTGTTTAGTTTACTACAACAGCTTTGTTGGCGGCTGCGGCGGCAACTTCGCTTTCGATGTCGATTGTGTCAGGCAGGATTTCGCCGCGACGCAGGATTTCCAGCAACATCGTGTCGCTGATCTTGCCCATCTCGTTCAGTTGCGCCAGTACCGAGACGTCTTGGCCGATCAGGCGGTAGTAGTCGAAATCGCGGTCCACCACAATCGTGGGGGGCTCCATGCCGACATAGCGGGCGGCGAAAGCGAAGGCCTGGTTCAGGCAGCTCTCCAGTTCTTGGCTGAGGATGGAAAGGACGCTATTGGATTGGGCCTGGTCGATGCGCTTGGCCTCGGCGGATTCGGCGACAAACTTTTGGCCGAACAGTTTGGTAACCCCCAAGGTGGACATTTGCGAGGCCAGCGATTCCAGTTCGTTCATCTGGGCGTCGAAGCTCGTGGCGTCTGCTTGGACGTAGTACGCCTTGTTGCCGGGCTGCATGGCGATGGCGTAGTTGACGCCCATCGTGGAGCTGCCGGTGGTGTCGTCCCAGCCTTCTAGGACAAGGGTGGGCATCGCGGCGATGTGGAGCGCGTGGATAAGGTCTGCTTGGCGTTGGTAGTGGGTGATATTTAGATTTGCAATGTCCAGGAGCGGTGGCAGCGAGATCAGCAGCCCCCGGCGGTTGCTGTAGATCGGTACTAGGGGGATTTCGTCGAGGCTGTAGCCGCCTGTGGCGGTAAACTCGACCACGTCTTGGCCCAGGGTGTACAAGTCATACTTGCCGGGGTAGATAACCCGCATTTGCTCGATTTGCTCTTCGCCGAACTCGTTCAGGGGGCGGACGTCGTAGTCGTGGATGCGGACCTGCAACAGACGGTTGGTGCCGGTTTCTTTCCGCCAGCCCCAGATTTGGGGGGCGTCTACGTGGACGAAATAGGGGCGGCGGCCTTGGGCGCGTTCCTCGGCGAGATTGCGGGCTCCAGCGGCGGCGGGATAATCCACCAGGATGGCGCTGTGGCCGTAGGTCAGGCTGCTCACCAGTGCGCGGCGGGCGTATTCGTTGATGTTCGAGCCCAAGCCGTCGATGTCGTTGGCCAGTTCTTGCCAGTAGGGGTCACCCTCGATTTGGATGGGCTTGCGCAGAATGGCACCCGCTGCCGTCTCGATCAGGCGGCTGGTGTAAGGGGACAGCACGCTGCGATCGACGCGGGTGCGGTAGGCGTCCTCGTCTTCACGTGGTTCCTGCGGCAGGTAGGTCTCGCTCAGGTCGCGGATGTAGTTGGTGCCTCTGGTGACAGCGGCCATTACGCCCCAGTCGGGCATCATTGCGATTACGTCGAGGCTGCGAACGAAGGGGGATTCGCTGACGACAGCGCCAGTTGGAGGGATATTGGCGCTGTAGACCACGGTTTGACTCCTACTTTGTACCTATTTTGGCACTAGAGCGTCGGTATTGATCGTGCGCGAGTGGAATACGCCCGTGCGGGAGCCCTGGAATCCCGTCATTCATCAGCTGCTGAAGGCGATTGATAACCACACGCAGCAGTATCTGCGCTCTGGTGACGTGTGGCATCTACACAAAGCGCAGGCCCTGCGTGTCTACGTGAGTGAACTCAAGACGTGGATACATTCCAAGGAGAGAATGTAGTCACCATTTCGTCTTATTTGCCCAAAATGCCGCCGACATCTTGCCTTTGGCGATATTTTTAGCGTGTCTGGCCTGGAACGATGCCCTTCTGGCCTTGTCTGCTGTCGATTCTCCTGTTCGTGCTGGTGAGCCAGACACGCCCTGCTGACCGAAACGGATGAGTTTGATCGTCTCGCCTTCTTTGGCGAGCACCGCGTGGGATTTTGTTGGGTGGTTTGGGGTGCGTTTGGGTTTGTTGTAACCGGCGAACTGTTCACCTCGGTAGTTAATCATCGTCGTCTTCCTCCTCTTCGTCCTCGGGATCGGCGATCGGCACCAGCACTTCGATGCCGTGGGCAAGCATTGTGATGAAACCGCCTAGGGTTTCGGGTAGGGATGGGGTTTTGAAGGCGAAGGTAGCGTGCGTGAGGCCGTCTTCCGCATCAATTTCGATGTGGATGCAGCCGCCGTTGATGGTTTGGATGGCCATTAGCCGTGATAAGCAACGGCGATGTAGGGGGTTACATCTGGGGTGCCCGAGTTGACTTCAGACAGACGGAGGCGGAGGCGGGCGGCGGGTTTGCCGTCGTAGAAGTAGACGTAGGCGCCTTCAGAGTTGATGGTTTTGGCGGTTTCGATGGTGAACCAGCTACCGTTGAAGCTGCACTCGATGGCGAGCTTGAAGTTTGCGCTGCCTACGACGGTGGCGGCCATGCTGTAGCTGCTTGAGTGCGCGGAAACCTCGAACCCGTCGTCGAGGGTGGTGAGCTTAGCTCCCGTGTACTCGACCACGTTGGTGTAGCGATCGACGGCGGTGGTGGCGACGGCGGCCATGATTACTTGCTCCTTTTTTTGGCGGTTTTGGCTGAGGCTTTGAAGGCGGCAGCGGTGGGGGCGCCTTTTGCCCCAGGTTTGCGCATGGATTCGCCGCTGCCGGCGGCAATCCGCTTGCGTTTGGCCGCGATATTGGCGTAAAGACCGGGTTTTTTGGCCATTACTTTTTCTTACCGGCTTTCTTTTTGGTGCCCTTGGCCATCATCGGCTTGGCTTTGCCGCCTTTGGGTGTCTTCATGTCGCCGTAATGTCCAGGCATGGGGCGGTAATCGGGGTGCTTACCACACACGATAATTGGTCTTGCCCAGATTTTCTGGCTTGGCCAGGTTAAACGTCTGCAGGCAGAGGTATCCCAGGGCGTCGAAGGCGTGATCCACGCCGAGATTTTTGTTGGGCAGTCCGGTATTCGGGGCGTAGGTCAAGGTGCGCAACGATTTGATCAGTTCTTTGCAGCGCGGGTGGATGAACAGGCGGCGGGTGCCGGTCGCATCCAGCAGGGCGGTGTTGACGCAGGTGATTTTGTCGCGGATTTTCCAGGGGGAGCGCGGGCTGGACACCGTGAAGCCGGATTTGCGCAAAATGTTGTGGTCGGTGGCGCCGACGCCGCTGGTTTTGCGGGCGCCGCCGGTGGGGTCGGGGCAGGCGATCACGCGGCGCTCCACGCCGTAGCGGGTTTGCATCTCTTCGCAGAGATCCCAGGTGGTGGCGCCGCCGGTCATGATGATTTCGTCGAAAATCCACAGCACATCGCCTTTTTTGACGCCGCAGACCGCCGACATCGGGTCGATGTTGAAGTCCACGCCGACCAGTAGGGGCAATACGGGGAGGTCTTGCACCACGCTGTCGATGTTGGCGTCGCTAAATGAGACGGCGACGAGACCGCTGAGATTCTCGAAGCTGGCCTCGAACTCCTGGCGGAAGGTGCGCGAGTCGAGTTGGGCGCGGGCCGCCTCGATTTCGGTGGCGGGGACGTTATCGCCTTCGATCGTGGTGAATTGCCAGCGTTGCCAGTCTTTGTCGCCTTCCTCGCAGTAACACCAGAGGTCGTAGAACCAGCTGGCGGTGCCATCGGGGGTGGAGATGAAGAGGGCCCAGCCTTGTTTGTCGGCGAGGGCGGGGCGGAGGACCTCGAACCAGACTTCGCTGTCCATGAAGGCAGCTTCGTCCAGCACCACGCCGGCCAAACTGCGGCCCCGGAGCGCCATCGCGTTTTCGGTGCCCTTCAATTCGATCGTGCTGCCGTTGACCAGTTCGATTTTGAGGTCGGTTTCGTTCTTGCTTTTTACCCACGCTTTGGGGACTAGGCGTTTGAGTAGCTTCCAGACGATGTCTTTCGCCATCCGGTAGCTGGGGGCGCAGTAAAAGTAGGTCTCGCCCGGGCGTTCGATCGCTCCACGCAGAAGTTCGACGCAGGAGAGGTAGCTTTTGCCGAAGCGGCGGCCGGCCACCAGCACGCGGAAGCGGGTGCGGCTGGAGAAAACTTCGCCCTGCGCGTGCCGCAGGCTGACGTTGTTGTCGCTCATGCGGACTACCCTACTGCACTAGAAAGTAGGGGGTGCGTATTTTTTGGGGCGGCGTGTTCCAGTTGCTGGAGAATTGGACCCCTGCCCCCCTAGCGGGTGGTCCAGGAGCAGTAGGGGGTGGTGCGGTAGGTGCCTAGGGGGCAGGTTGGGCCGCTTTGGGGGATCGAGTGGTAGGTGCGTGTGGTTGGGATGCAGTACCCCGCTTGCCGGTAATAGCCGAGCGGGCAAGTAGAGCCTTGGCGGGTGATGGGGGTGGTCGCCAGCAGCAGCGTTAGGAGTGGAAGCATTACGGTGTACTACAGAAGAAGGAATTGGGAATGTACCAGTAGGTTCCCTGAGCCCCGCCCACACCCCCGCAACGCCGGACCCTACCCCCCAGTGGTGCAGGTGTACTAGTCCGGCTGGGGCGGTGGAGCGGCGGCGGCCTAGCGCCCCAGCACGATGAGCCGACACTCCGTCACGGTGCCGCCGCGCATCTCGCAACGTGCGAGGGCGGTGTCGGTGCTAGGCAGAGCGAAGCCTAGGGCCACGGTGCCAAGCATCAACGGCACGAACACGACAGGGCGGACAAGGGTAAAAGCGAGGCGAGACAGGTGGGCCACGGTGCGGCTGGGGTGTTGTTCCCTCTAACAATACAGCATCCAGGACCCAACCGCGAGGGTTAGCGGCTGAGTCTCATGGGTCTCTGCTGTCTCGTTAGTCTCAGCCCTGGCGCTTGTCCTCAACTGTGATGTTGAGCGTGGGGGCGTTGGTTGCCAGCTGCTCGGGTGCCGCCTCGCCGATAACCGCGCCCATGTCCTTCAGCAGCATGGCCACCGTCTGCAACTGGCCTTTGGCCATAGCCTTACGACAGGCTGATAGCCTCAAGGCCTGGATTTGGTTCAATAACTGGGACCGGGTAGCAATTTGCTCGGTTTTGAGGAGTTCGGTAGCGCGGCTATAGTCCTCATCTGCAGTGCGCTGAGATACGTTGAAGCGATCGGCTACTTTGGCGGTGATCTGCCGCCTAGTGCCACCGTTCAAGATTTCGGCATAGCACCAGTTCGCCCGCTCCTCTACGCGTACGCTGCCACCCTTGCCACCGCGCCACCGTTTGGAC